TAAAAAACGTCCAGAAACAAGCCCCGTGTGGTGGTGCGCCCACCTAGAAAAACACGGGGTACACCCCACCCACACCTTAGTCACCGCCCTAGTAACAATTTTCAGCAATATAGATAAGGAAATAGGGGAAATCTGTGCCGTGGTTTAAGGTCGATGATCATTTTTGGGGGCATACAAAGCTTGTGGGGTTGGACATGGCATCTTTGGGGCTGTGGGTGAAGGCCGGGTCGTATTGCGCGTGCCAGTTGACTGACGGGGTGGTGACGTCGGCTCAAATAAAGATGCTCGGCGGGACTCGTAGGCAGGCTGAGAGACTTGTCGAAGCGGGTCTTTGGAGCGTTGATGATGCGCCGTCGAGCGTTCGCCGGTACGCCTTTCACGGTTGGTCGGAGTTTCAACCGAAACGCGATGATGTTTTGTTGAAGCGTCAAGAGGCGCGCGAAAGAATGGCGAAGGCGCGGGCGAAACGTGCTACTAGCTCGGATAATGAAAAAATGTTCGCGCGAACAACCCGCGAACGTTCGCATAACCCAGAGTTCGCGCGAAGTTCGCATAACCCCGACCCGACCCGACCCGACCCGACCCAAAAAGGGGGAGGGGTAGCAGACAGTGTTACGACCGCGCGCGCGGATGTTTTGCCCCCCTCTTTTTCTTTGGTTGATCCGGCTGACGCTCGCTGCGCGGCGCACGCCGGGTTGCCCCGGGATCAGGTGCCAGCGTGTGGGGCGTGTCGTGACGCGAGGCTCGCCGCTGAGCAAGCCGCCGAGGATGCCGGGCGAGTGCGCCGCGAAGCCATCGATGGCTGCCAGTGGTGCGACGACAACGGGCACATCAGCCGCACGGTTGACGGCGTTGTCCAGGTAAAAAAGTGCAATCACCAGGAGTTTCCTAGGTTTGATGATCCCGCGCCGGGCGGATTTACGCCCGCTAGTAGCCCACAGGCACACCAAAATGTGCTCAAGCGTTTTAAGTGAGATGGCTCAAAATCGAGCCAGAAGAGGCCTCTCGCGCGTTTTCACCCCGTTTTGGCTACACGTGTACCCCACATGGGTTTGAAACGCTTAAAACCCCCAAAATTGGGCACAAGCACAACACCCGCGAAAACCCCCACCCACACCAACCAATCGAACACAATCGAACACCCACAGCCCCTAGGCTACCAAAAGGAAAACCCATGCAAAAGTATGACGACTTCATCCGAAACAAAATCAACTTTCAAAAACTCCACGGCCACCAAATCCAACAAAACGAAATCAACCCGCTACTCAAACCCCATCAAAAAGACATCGTTCAATGGGCAGTAGCAGGAGGACGGCGCGCAATCTTTGCAGCATTCGGCCTAGGCAAATCCGTCATGCAAATCGAAACCCTACGCCTCACCCTCAAGCACCACGGGGGCGGCAAAGGCCTCATCATCTGCCCACTCGGTGTGCGTATCGAAATCAAGCACGACGCCGCAATGCTCGGAGTTGACACCCGGTTTGTGCGCCGCACCGACGAACTCGACGGCGACGGAATCTACGTCACCAACTACGAATCAGTCCGGGACGGGAAACTCGACCCCACCGAGTTCACCGCCGTCACCCTCGATGAAGCATCCGTTTTGCGCTCCTACGGGTCAAAAACATATCAAGAGTTTCTACAACTCTTCGACACCGTCACATACCGGTATGTGGCGACCGCCACCCCATCACCAAACCGGTACAAGGAACTGATTCACTACGCCGGATTCTTAGGGATCATGGACACCGGCAACGCCCTCACTAGGTTTTTCCAACGAGATTCAACCAAAGCAAACAACCTCACCTTGTACCCCCACAAGGAAAAAGAGTTCTTTTTGTGGCTCAACACATGGGCCGCTTTTGTCCAGTCCCCCGCCGACCTCGGACACGACGCGACCGAATACACTTTGCCCCCTAACCACATCGAGTTTCACAAAGTCGACGTGGACATCACCACCGACGAAACCGACCGCAATGGGCAAGGCTACATTTTCCGAGACACCCAAATGGGCCTCAAAGAATCAGCGGCTGAAAAACGTCGCAGTATAAACGCCCGCTGCAATAAAATGATGGAACTCATCCAGCAACACCGGGCACAATCCCCCGGTAAACAAATCGTACTGTGGTGTGACCTCAACGCAGAACAAGACGCGATTGAAAAGCACCTCAAAGACGCGGGCCTCACATTCTCCTCAATCCGTGGAAGCCAAACCCCCGACCAGGTAGAAGAACTCCTAGAGCAATGGAGAAACAAAGAAACCTACGCCCTGATCGGTAAACCCATCATGCTCGGATCAGGTATGAACCTCCAACAAGCAAACACCGCGATCTTCCTAGGAATCACCTACAAATTCAACGACATCATCCAAGCAGTTCACCGCATTCACCGGTTTGGCCAAAAAACCGACACCTACACCCACCTGATCTACGCAAACACGGAAACCTCCGTGGTGAAAACCGTCCAAGAAAAATGGCACCTACATGAGGAGCTGACCCACAACATGACAGACATCATCAAAGACTACGGTCTCAACCCCAAAAACATCATCGAAGCGCTACAACGAGACATCGGAGTGGAACGCATCGAAATAAGCGGCAACCGTTTCACCTTCGCAAACAACGACTGCGTGAAAGAAACACAGATGATGGAAGAGGGCAGCGTCGACCTAATCGTTACCTCCATCCCCTTTGCCAACCACTACGAGTACACGCCGAATTACAACGACTTCGGGCACACCGACAACAATGAACATTTTTGGGCGCAAATGGACTACCTCACCCCACAATTGCTCCGAATCTTGAGCCCCGGTCGCATCTACGCCTGCCACGTCAAAGACCGTATCAACTTTGGTAACACCACCGGCGCGGGAATCCCCACCGTCTCACCCTTCCACAGTGAAGCAATTCAACACGGTATCAAGCACGGGTTCGACTACATGGGCATGATCACCGTCACCACCGACGTGGTGAGGGAAAATAACCAAACCTACCGCTTGGGCTGGTCGGAGCAATGCAAAGACGGCTCAAAGATGGGTGTAGGGTCACCGGAATATATTCTGATCTTCCATAAGCCACAAACAGACCGTTCACGCGGATACGCTGACGTACCCGTGACAAAGAGCAAGGAAGAATACAGCCGTGCACGGTGGCAAACCGACGCTCACGCATTCTGGCGCTCTTCAGGTAACCGGCCCCTCACCGTCGATGAACTCGCAGAACTCCCACACGATCAACTGGGGAAAATGTTCACAAAGCAGTCTTTGCAGCAGATCTACGACCACGAGACGCATGTGAAGATTGGTGAAACCCTCGACTACAAAGGCGCGTTGCCGTCTACGTTTATGGCGCTCGCCCCCGGTAGCTGGCAAGAGGATGTTTGGCACGACATCAACAGGATGCGGACCCTCAACAGTGAACAGTCAAAGCGGAACGTGCAAAACCACATTTGCCCACTGCAATACGACATTGTTGAACGCCTTATTCGCCGCTACTCCAATGAGGGCGACCTAGTCTTTGACCCCTTCGGAGGCATCGGCACCGTGCCACTAACCGCTTTGCGTATGGGTCGTAGGGGTAGGGGAGTGGAACTCAACAACGGTTACTTCCTGGACGCAGTCGCATATTTGCAAGCAGAAGAGCAAAAAGTCGAAACCCCATCACTGTTCGACCTACTGGACGAAACAACCGACGCAGCTTAACCACCCGTCACCTGGCCGCTGGCCGTGAGGCGCACCGGCCCCAACCCTCAAGGACACGCAATGCTCAACTACCATATCCCCCTGCACTATCGCCGCCCACCCCTAACCGCAAACATGCGCCTCCACTGGGCAAAAAAGGCGGAAATCACAAAAGAAATCCGCACAACAACCACATGGCTCGCAAAAGCCCACCGGCTACCACGAGACCTCCAACACTGCACCATTACCCTGCACTATGCACCCGTTGATAAACGCCGCCGCGACGCTGACAACCTTGTCCCCACCCTGAAAGCAATCTGCGACGGCCTCGTTGACTACGGCCTCGTACCAGATGACACCCCCCAATTCATGACTAAGCACATGCCGATCATTGAGCAGCCAGAACGCCCCGCACGAACCTGGATCACCATCACAGAAGGAGAATAAACCATGCAAGACCGGCCACAAGCTATACGCAATTTTGGATACTTTCAACTCAGCTACAGATTCCACCAATCAAGACGTTTCCCTGACCTCAAATTCATCAATGAAAGTTATGTCGCCACACTCCAATTCAGTATCCCCGGCGCAAGCGCGCGTGTTATAGCTACCGCTAGACAACTTGAACGCTGGTACGACTTCTTTGAGTTGAGCATCGACGATGGCGGAATTTACATGCAAACCCTACCCATCATGCGCACAAGTGAAGAATATGGGCGCATGCAGGTCAAAACCTACAACAATAAACTGTACTTTGACAGCGGCACCATGGACACCACCATAAACTTTGCTAGCTGCCTCAATGCGTTCACCAGCTGCATAAAAGAAATCTACCGCGAACTCGACGAGCTGGAAGAGGCGTGGTGAGCATGACTACCTCTAACCCTTGGATCAGGTACGGGGATGTTCTCGAAGTCATTGAACGCAGCACTAACGATGCTATGAGCGGGAAGCGCTCAGTGAAAAATCAACGCGACTGGTTCTACTGGGAGGGGGTTAAAGAAAACTGCCGGGTGATGGGTGTCAACGTTGCTGATCTCGCTGTGTCCACGCCGCAACCCCCAACCGCTGAAATGGTTGAAGTCCGCACCCTAGCCCGGGTGATCGACTACATCGACATGCTCATTGAAAATGCCTTAAGCGGCCCTAGCAAACAAGTGCAAACGGGCAAACTATGGGGTCTAAAAACCCTCCGCGCTGAACCCCGCACTCAACAAGACAACCTCCAAGGAGATTAACCATGCCCACCCCAATTGCCCACATTGGCCCCGCGCCTGTTAAAGCTCACGCCACGGACGCGGGCTATGACCTTGTGTCAACGGCACCTAGAACACTAGCCCCCGGCCAACATGCCCTCATCCCTACCGGCCTACACATCGGTCTGCCGGCTGGCACCGTTGGTTACGTCTGCCCCCGTAGCGGCTTGGCGGCAAAACACGGTATTGCCGTACTCAATGCCCCCGGCGTGATCGATCCCGGCTACACCGGTGAAATTCTCGTTAATCTTGCCAACTTTGGCGCATACCCCTACATGATCCACCGGGGGGAACGAATCGCACAACTAATCATCCACAAGACTGTAGATGTTGACTGGCAGCACGTCACGGAGTTCGACGAAACACAACGCGGCAACAACGGCCACGGATCAACAGGAGCCTAAAACAATGCCACGAAACTGGAAAACAACACCACACTCTCACTATGGCTCAACAACGCCATCAAACAAGGCCAACAACAACCCCCACAACGCACACCCGACTACTGGGAAGGGTGGTGCGACGCCCTAAAACGCGCAAAACACATCCACGAAACAAACACACCAAACCCATAACCAAACACAACAACACCAATAAGAAAGGAGAATAAAATGAAAACAACACCACAAACCCTACGGTCAATCGCCACCCTAATCCCACTACTCCAACCCACCACCCCCACCCCAAACTACAACCCACAAACCGGTGGCCACAAGACCCCCGGGCCAAAACCCCCCACCAACCTCCACCACCTCCACACCACCCACACAACCCTCGACGAACTCGCCGACATCATCCACACCATCTACCAATCATCAAACAACCCCCACACCCACACCCCACGGTGGCGGATACACACCCACCTCCCACACCACTGCCACTACCTCGCAAACCACATCGCGCTCATAGCCGCAACAAAGGAGCCACAGCAAACCCACGCTGACATCCGAGTCATAGAACAAGAACTCACAAACCTTGTTGACCCCACCCACAGACCCGCCGATTTGACAAAAATAACACCACCAATGCTAAACTGAACGTAAGAACCATCTACGCCCATCTAACAGGCGCGTAGGTGGTTCTTTTGCATGCGTACGTAAAAGTCACCACACTGTGGTTTTTGCCCGCCTTTCGCCACAGTATGGAGCCAAGCGCCACACCATGAGGTCTCCTTACATGAAAGTCTGAACCCCGTGGCGCTGCGTACACATGCACCAAAACTTTACAAACACAACAAAACAAAAACAGGAGGCGCTTTGCTCCACATCATCACCGGCCCACCCGCCGCCGGGAAAAGCACCTACCTCAAACAAAACGCCAAACCCGGGGACATCCGCATAGACTTCGACGACCTCGCAAACCTACTCACCGGCAAAGACCCCGCCAATCACGAACACGACCGTGACATACGCGACCTAGTCCGAGCAATGCGAACAACCGCAATCAAAAAAGCCATGCAACAAACCCGCCGCGATGTGTGGATCATCCACTCCAACCCGGCGGAAAACACCATGGCAAAATACAAACAAGCCGGTGCCACGATCCACACTATTGACCCCGGCAAAGATGTTGTGATGAAGCGGATCAAACAACAACGCCCACCCCTCATGCTCAAAGTAGCAGGGCAGTGGTACGACCGGGGCAAACAAGCCACTAAGCCAAAAGGCAAAGCAAAAAGCGCCACGGCAAAAGGTTTAGGTTATAAACACCAACAGCAACGCGCAAACCTCCTACGCCGCCACATCGACGGCACCCCCTGTTGGTGGTGTGGCAAACCCATGTACAAAGAACCTGTAAGAAACTTTGATAAGAAATCCCTACATGCCGATCACATCAACCCGCGTGCTAAAGCCGGGATCGCAAACAACCCACCTGATAGGCTCATGCATCACACGTGCAACAGTCAGCGCGGAGACGGCAGCCGCGACCATGAGCGCCCCGCCGGTCTTACACAGGGTTTTGCCTGGTCAAATACCCTCCCCCCCAAAAATATCTAGGGGGTTGGTCGCCTAGACCCACCCACGGCCATCACGGTCCTCTCATTCTCTCTCCCTATTACTTTTTTTGGTTTTTCTTATAAGTACCCTATGAGTCTGAGGGTTAAAAATTAGGGTAAAAATTAGGGTGAAAATTAGGTTTGAGCTGCGTAAATGTGCTACAATAAGGGTTGTAAACATGATAAAGCCCCGCAAGTGTTGCAGCACTCCGGGGTGTGACCGACCATTAGGGAGTCGATATGAATCAGCCTATCACCCATGCTCGTAAAGTGCGTAAGGCTCGTGCTCGTTTCTCGAAAGCTGCTTGTGCTGCTGATACTATTCGTGATTTTGGCCACGATATGGACATTGTTGGCCTAACCTATGGGCAGTTCTCGTTAATTGATCTGATTGAGGCTGCCTTGGACATCACTGGCCCCGCTGATGTGACTATTTCCACATGGTCTGCTGGTTTTTATGATGTTGAGGCCGCGAAAAACTTTAGGGATAACGGCAAACTGCGTTCTGTGCGTTTCGTTATGGACTCTGGTCGAGCAAAAAAGGGGCAGGCCGGGGTGTATGACATTGACGAACTTTTCGGTGAGGGGCATACGGTGCAGGTGTGCACGCACGCAAAGTTTGTTCTGATCCGTAACGATGAGTGGAACGTCACTATTACATCGTCTATGAATCTGAATAAGAATATTCGGTGTGAGCAGTTCGAGATGACGGATGACGCGGGCCGCTGTGACATGTTTCAGGGTTTTGTTGATGCGGCTTTTGAAGATGCGCCGCCATCTGGTGATCATGGTCGCACGATGCCGGGTTTGCCGTCGATGCCTGAGGGGTTTCAGGTGAGTGCGCTTGCTGGTGTGTCTCGTAATTCTAGTCCGATTAGGTTAGGGGTGTTTACGGATTGACGGATTTGGATGTTGAGCGTCTGGCCGATGGCCGGGCGCTTTCTCCTTTTGATGAGGAGGTAGTGGCTACGGTGGCGGGTTTGCTGCGTAGGGTGCGTGATGCTCGTGCCCGTGTTGATAATGAGGGGTCAATTATTGACGATGGTAAGGGTTTCCCGGTTGAGCACCCGGCGTTGAAAGTTGAGCGCCAGGCATCTGCCGAGCTGCGTGGGTGGGTTGATAAGCGGCCTGATTTGTTTGGAAAGATGGCGGCCCCGTCGCAGGGTCAGAAGTCTGCGCCTGTGGGGCGTACGCCGGGGGGTTTGTCGAAGTTCCAGGTGGTTTAGGAGGTGATGGGGTTTGTCTGAACTCGATGAGTGGGACGAGTGGGACGAAGATGACGATGATGGCGTTGACGGTGATGTTGACGCGCTGATTGGTGTTCAGACCCCGCGCCTTGAGAATGTTCCTAAGGGCCACCCGGGGCGCGGTGAGCTGGCTGTCCAGTTCGTCCGAGAAGTCGGCATGTCTTTGTTGCCGTGGCAAGAAGACTGTCTGCGTGATTTTTTTCGCGTTCGTCGTAACGGTAAGTGGTCTTCACGTGAGTTTGTGGGGGTTGTTCCCCGTCAGAACGGAAAGGGGGAACTGCTTGTCGCGATTGAGTTGTGCGCGATTTTCCTGTTTGGCTGTCGAACGATTTTTCATACGGCGCACTTGATGGATACGGCGATTGATGCGCAAAAGCGTCTTTGGTCTTTCATTGAGGGCAACGACGATCTGATGTATTGGCGCTACCACAATGTGAAAGACTTAGAAAAATATGAGCATGACTTTGACCCTAAGCTCATGCCCCGGTTGCAGTCGTCGAACGGGAAAGAGAACATTGAGTTCCCGGCGTTGAAATGCACCGTGTATTTTCGTACCCGCACGGCTAAAACTGCGCGTGGTATGTCGGTTGATCTGTTGATTTACGATGAGTGCTACAACCTTCCTAACCAGGTGTTTTCTGCGATGGATTCAACGACGCGCGCACGTAAAAACTCGCAGAAGATTTTCATCTCCTCCCCGGTTGATCGGTTTGAGCATGTTCATGGTGCTGTGTTTTCTGCGAAACGGTGGGCTGGGATTGATCATAAGCGGGGTGTGTTGCTTAAGGAGTGGTCGGCGGCCCCGGATGATGACCCGTTAGACCCGGAGGTGTGGAAAAAGGCTAACCCGTCGCTTGGGCCTGTTGCTCAATATGATGATTTGGAGGCTGCGGCTGCGGCTGCGGCGGCTTCTGAAGAGTTGATGTTGTCGTTTAAGGTTGAGTCGCTGGCTGCGGGTAATTGGTATCCACGTAAGGGTGAAAACCTCGATGAGTTTATTCCAATCATCGACACCCAGGTGTGGGAGAGCATGGTTAGCGTATCCCCGCGTGTTGTGGGGGAGTGTTGTATGGCCGCGGATGTTGCGCCGGGTGGTTCGTCTGCGTCGCTGGTGGCGGCGTTGGAAACTGATAAAGGCTATCACCTGACGTTGCATAATACGAAAGAGTTTGAGCGGGAGGCGCTGGTTGCTGGGATCATTGACACAGTTGAGTTGAATGATCCGTTAGCGGTGGTGGTTGATCCTAAGTCCCCGGCTGCTACGTTGATCCGCATGTTGGAGGATGGGGGGGTGGAGCCTGAGACGGTGGGTGCCCGCACCGTTGGTGAAGCATGCGAGTTGTTCCTTGCCCTGGTCGATGAGGGGAAGGTTACGCATGATGGTGATCCGCGTTGGTTGGAGGCGTTGTCTGCTGCTGAGTTTCGTTTGCTTAATGGTAAACGTGCGTTGACGCGGCGTAGTGAGAACGCTGATATCACACCGCTTGTTGCTGCAACATTTGCGGTGTGGGGGTTGCAGTCGTTCAGTATCCCCCGTGACGTAACGGTGAATAGGGTTGAGTCTTATGTGGCCCCGGCCCCGGTGAAGATTCCCGGCGCTGGGGTTGTTGAGTTTTAGAAGGTTGAAGGAGGTGAGGGTGTGTGGATGATGTAAAAGAAATAGGCCATGCGCGGGCCGCAAATACCGGCCCCTTGTTAGATGATAATTGGGATTTGCGATGGCCTCGGAGTGCGTGGGCTTTTGCAAAAATGGGCCGTGAGGACGCGCAGGTTGCTTCTGTGTTGAAGGCGTTGATGTTGCCGATTCGTCGTGCAACGTGGCGTATTGATCCTAATGGCGCGGATGTGGATGTGGTGGCGCGTGTTTCTGAGGATTTGCGTTTGCCGATCTTGGGTGATGATGTGGCTAGGCCGTTTGCGCGCCGGGCTGGCCGGGTGTCATGGAACGAGCATGTGCAAAAGGCTTTGCTGGCTTTGCAATTTGGGTGCATGTTCTTTGAACAGGTTTACGCCGTGGGCGATGATGGTGAAGAGCATTTAGTTAAGTTGGCACCACGTCTACCTGGCAGTATCTCAAAAATCAACGTCGCACGGGATGGTGGTTTAGAATCCATTGAACAGTTTGCGGATTCACAAGATCGTAAGGATAAATCGCCAGTGATCCCGGTGTCTAGGCTTGTTGCTTATGTGCATGAGCCTGTGGATGCATCATGGACTGGTACGAGTGTTTTACGCCCCGCGTATAAGCATTGGGTGCTGCGTGACCGGCTATTACGTTTGGAGTACAACACCCTTGACCGTAATGGTATGGGTGTCCCGGTGTACACCGGGTCTGTTGACGCGGTGAACAAAAATGAGGACTTGAAACACGGCGCTGACATTGCCATGTCTTTGCGCTCTGGTGAGTCCTCCGGGGCGGCTATCCCAGCCGGGGCAAAACTGGAGATTAAGGGCACTAGCGGGCAGCTGGTTTCTCCGCGTGCGGCGATTGAATATCACGACAGTATGATGGCTAAGGCTGTTTTGGCTCACTTCCTTAATTTGAGTGATGGTGGTGGCTCCTACGCCCTGGCGGAAACACAGGCTGACTTGTTTATTCAAGCATTGCAAACGATAGCTGAGTGGGTCGCAGACACTGCGACACAGCATATCGTTGAAGATTTAGTCGATGTGGCGTTTCCTGAATATAAGGGCACTTGTCCCCGTGTGATGTGTGATCCGATTGCATCGAAGAAAGAGCTGACAGCTGAGGCGCTGTCCCTGTTGATTAACGCCGGGCTAATCATTCCTGATCGCGATTTGGAAGAAGATTCACGTCGTAGGTACACGCTGCCTCCAAAGCGGCCCTACCCGGATGAGGAGCAAAAGTGAAGAAACGAATTGAGTTTAAGGCCTTAGCGGATAACGCCGCTGAGGTCTTTTTTTATGGAGTAATTGGCGACTGGGATAACTCCGCTGAGCAGTTGGTTGAGGACTTGAAGTCCTTTGAGCATGGTGACATCACTGTCCGTATTCATTCGTGGGGTGGTGATGCGTTCGATGGTTTGGCGATTATGAATGCTTTGCGAGCACATGAGGGGCATGTGACCTGTGTGGTTGAGGGTGTTTGCGCATCGGCTGCGTCGGTGATTGCTGTGGGTGGGGCTGACACTTTGGTGATGCGTCCGAATGCGGAGCTAATGATTCATGATGCGTGGGCGCTTGTGGATGGTAACGCCGATGAGTTGACGCGCCTTGCCGGTCAGCTGTCGAAGCTATCTGACGAATACGCGGCTGTGTATGCGCGTAAAGCGGGGGGCGACCCGGCTGTGTGGCGTGAGGCTATGCGTTTGGAGTCGTGGTTCACCGCTGAGGAGGCGGTTATGGCTGGTCTTGCTGATCGTGTCGAAGATGGTCGTGAGATGGAAGATGTTCAGGAGCTTGTGGGGGCGATGGCTAAGGCGCGGCATTACAGGTCTCGTGCTGAGGCTGGTCGCCCCGCAATTTTAGATCGATTGAAGGAAGGAGTTCATGTGAGTTCTTTGGAGAAAATCGCCCGCATGTTGGGTGTTGATGCGGCCTCGGATGAGGCTGTGGTGTTGGAGGCTTTAGCTGAGGCGTTGGAAGAGCGCGCTGAGGCTGATACGGATGTTGCAGTTCCGGTTGAGCCGGTAGCTGAGGCCGTTGAGTCCGTTGAAACCGTTGAAGATGTTGAGGCTGTTGAGGTTGAGGACACTGAACCTGAATCTGAGGGTGATGAAGTCGCTACCGATGAGGCGCTTACCGTCACGGTTGACGCGGCCCTTTATGAAGAGTTGAAGAAGGCCGCTGCTTTTGGTCGTGAGGCGCAGGCCCGCGCTGAAATCGCTGAGCGTGAAGCTCTCGTAGATGAGGCAGTTAAAGATGGTCGTATCAGCGCCGCCGCCCGTGGCCGCTGGTGTAAGGCTCTTGAGGCTGATCCGGTGGATGCAAAACAGCGTTTGGCGGCTATGCCGTCCGGGATCATTCCCCGGGCTGAAATCGGCCACGGCCTTGACACGGAAGAGTCCGAGTCTACGCCTGGCAAACCTATTGTTCGTGGTTTTGCCGCAATCAATCTCTAACCCCCCTTTTTTGAAGGAGATGAATTATGTCTAACCCTATTTTTCGCGATGGGCCTCTCACTTTTGATGTGGCTGAGGATGTGAAGAAGCACCGCCTGGTTCAGCTAACTGCGAATGGTGTGAAGCACGCTACCGCTACGTCTGATGTGTTTGGTGCTGTCGTCAACGATGGCGCAAAGCTTGTGTCTCGCACTGTGAATGATCTGCGCATGGGCACAGGCACCCCCAATGTTGTGGGTGTTCATTGCGCCCCGGCCACTGTTGAGCTGGAGGCCACCGCCAATGCGACCGCCATCACCCCCGGCACGAAGGTTTATGCCGATGCGGACGGGAAGATCAAGACCGGCACCGGCAAGCTCGTAGGCATCGCCGTTCGTAAGGGTGAGGGCAACACTGTTGCTGTTCGACTTCTAACCCCCGTCGCAGCGTCCTAGCTCGGCGGCTTTTCTGATTGGAGAAACATATGGCTACCCGAGTAGTTAATTCCGCGTTTGATGACGCTGCCCTCACCGTCTCTGACATGGTGAAAGACCCCACCT